TGCTGACGCTGTCAGAAAACGTCCCGAGGTAGTCGGCGGACAGCGCCGCTTTCAGTGCGTTGCCCACGTCAGTCGCAAGGGCGCTGACCTGGGTTTTCTGGTCCTCAAGCCCGAGCAGCCCCACCAAATCCAGTGGCGGGATGTCCGGGATGGACAGGGCGTGCCCAAGCGAGTCGGACAGGGCATTGACCTCCCGGATAAGGCGGTTAAAGCCGGCGATGTAAAAGGTAAGGATACGCTCCACCCCTTTTGCCACCACGGCAGCGGTGAGGCGCATCACCCCGGAAAATGAGCCCGGCAGGCGCTCCCAGGTCAGCATCACGGAATGGAACGCCCCGACATAGAGCCCCACCACCCGGTTGGCCCCGGTTTTCGCGGCCCCGACGATGTCCACACCGAGCACCCGGGTGATATCGTCACGGAACACCACCAGGGCCGAGCTGGCAAGCGCGAGCCCCGCAATGATGGCAGTTGCCGGGTTGGCAAGCACCCAGGCAGCCGCATTGGCAAGCAGCGCCTTGGTCACCGCCCCCACACCCACCACCAGGGATTTGAGCCCACCCAGTATGGCGGGGGCATACATCAGTGCCAGCCCGCCTGCGGCAGCGGTCGCCGCCGGCGCAATGGTCTCGATGTGCGCCGCCACAAAGCCGAGCACCGCAGACGCTGTGCGTCCCCAGTCCACCACCTGGAGCCCCTTGGCAGCCAGGGCAACCAGCCCGATGGTGGCAATGGAGAGCGGTGATATCAGCGAGGCAAACGCCCCGCCCAGTTGTTTCAGGGCCCCGCCGGCACCCTGCCCGCCGAGGGCGGCAGATATCTGGGTACCCTGTTGGAGGGCAATCTGGAGCGGGTTTTGCGCCAGGGCAGCGGTGACCGCCACGTCCTGAAACTGGGCAGCCAGGTTCGCCACATTGGCAGACGCCTGACCGCTGCTTTGGGTCAGCCGCCGCTGGGACGCCGTGACCCGTTTTTCTACCGCCTCGAGCTCCGCCAGCGATCCGCGCAGCTTTTTCAGGTCAGCCCCTCGCACCCGGCATATTCGCGGAAGTACGCCGCCGAGCCCCGGGCAGCCCCGGAGGCGGTTTCGGCAAGCTCACGCTGGAATGCCGTGGTCTGGCGTTTGATTGACGACAGCAGCGAGCGGTTTGCCGCCGCCACTGCCTTGCCCGATTTCGCTGCGCCCTGGGTGATGCCGCTGTCCATGCCGTCACCGGCGTGTTTCCCGGCACGTTTAACCGCGTCCGCCATGGAGCCGGCATCGTGTTTGATTTCCTCAAACCCCTGTTTGGCACCGGAGGCATCGACTTCGGATTCAATCCGGACTTTCCGGTTGGTCATGTCGGTCTCTCCTTCTCAAACAGCATTTTTCGCAAACACATCGAGCGCGGCGCTTTCCAATAACCGGATATCGGCAAAAAGGGCGTCCCAGTCCCCGCCAGATCTGTCCAGCAGGGCAAAAACCACGTTGTAATCAAGCCCGGCAATGCCACCCGGCCCCATACGCCATTGCGTCGTGACCTGGCAAAAGAGCGCAAACGCCTGCCAGTTTTCAGGCCAGAGGGCATACCCATCCGGTCCAAAGTCTTCCGGCGTCAGGCCAAGGGCGGCGAGCTCGGCGGTGTTGTCCGGCGCATACAGGGCGTCCACCGCCCCGGTCAGTTTCCCTCGCGCCCTTCCACCAACACCGCCCGGTAGGTGTCCATCAGCGCCGCTGCCGCACCGGGTATTTCGTCACAGAGCTGGGTGACGGTCTCTTCGTTGAAGGGCACATCTAAGTCCCACCCGCAAAGGATGGACATCAGGTGCCCGGCATTGAGCGCGGTGGACACCGCCACCACCTCACTGACCGTTTCCAGCCCTTCCAGTTTTTCCATCGAGGATTCCACCTCTGCCATCAAGGCAACCAGCTCGGTACGGGTCCGGTAGGTAAACTCTGCCCGGATAACCCCGGTGTCACCGCCGGGCAGCGGGACAGACACCTCACGGGTAAAGGCACGGGGCGGCTGCCCCAGCACAATTTTCTGACTCATGGCTCTGTCCTTATGCGCTGTAGCGGGTAAAGCGGGACACCAGGCTGAAGGTGGCAGAGACTGCCATCAACTGCCCTTTGGTGGTCGACGGGGTTTCATTGAGCGACACGTAGGCGTGGTAGTAAAGCGTAGAGCCGCCCGGCAGGGTTGCCCTCAGCACCCGCTGCTCACGCGCATCACTTGCCGCCTTGAGGGCAAGAAATCCCGGCAGGGTGTCATCGTCGGCAATCGACAGGGTCAGGCTAATCGGTGAGGTCTGCGTGGGGATCTGGCTTTCAAAGTCGTTCTCCAGGAACGAATAGGTCAGAAACTGCTGCTCCCCGCCGGAGGACTCCGAGCTCAGGATTTGGCTCACCTGGACCCAACTGTCCACCTTGGCAAGGTCCCCGCCCCGCCGCCTGCCGGAAAACGTTGCAGGTCACGGGTATCAAACCCGGAAAGCTTGTTGCCGGTCCCGAGTTTCGCCACCCGGTCGTTGATGCCACTCCAGCCGCTTTGGACAACCACCACATCGCCGGGATTGAGATTCGGGGTACCCGACAGGGTCGGGACCGCTTCCTCGGCGTTGGACAGGGCGGTCATGGTGACTGCCGCCGCGGTGTTTGTCGCCAGGGCAAACAGGGTGCCATCGGGAAGTTTTACTGCCATGGGGCCTCCTTATACCGGGTGCCAGATGCTGAAATCCTGCATCCGGCCCCGAAGGGTTGCATTGGGATCATCATCAAAAATCGATTGGGGCTGACTGAGCGCCGAGGCGGTGACCGCATCGGATGCCAAGAGCGCCGCTTCGAGGTTTTCCATCAACTGGCTCACTGCCACCGCGGACGCCGCCCAGCCATTGACCTGGATGGTGGAATGGGCAAGGGGCGGTTTGCTGCGGTCCATAAACGCCAGTGCCCGCCCGCCGGTGCGTTGCCACACCACATAGGGCAGCGCCGCGTCCACAGGCGCACGGTCCGGGTAGGTGTCTGCCACCTGGGACAGCACCACATACAGGGTTTCTTCCAGGGTCATAAGAGGTCCTTTAACAGCGCCGCTTCCCCCTCAGCCAACGCGGTATCGCGCCCGGCCTCAATCGCCGGGCGCATAAACGGGGTCGGCGGTACCTGGCGGGGGGATGGCAGGGGCTTTTTTGTGTTGGTGTACCAGACACCGTCTTTGAGGTAACGGGCATAGCGCTGGACATAGCCGTATTCGACAAGGTGCCCGTGCGGGGCAGTTGGCAACCCGCCCCCACGAGAACGCCAGGACACGGCATACACCGCAATCCCCAGCTCATCCACCGAGCTCTCATCGTCATAGACCTGGTATATCGCCGCCAGCAGGTTGCCGGTGACCCGGTTAAGCCGAAGCACATTGGCGCGGGCCTGGTCATAGAACACCTGCGCCATTGCCTGGCTGCCGGACGGGCGTTGCCTGCCAGGGCCTGGCTGTCCGCCTCCAGCCCGGCTAACAGGCGTTCAATATCGACCTCCACCTGCATTGTCATACGCGGCGCTCCGCCACCAGCTCCATAAAGGTGCGGTGCGTTTCATCGGGCAGGACCGCGTTGATAAACCAGGTGTCATTGCCATACACCACCCGCATGTCGGGGGTGATGTCATTGCGGTAGCGACAGCGGATACTGGCCTGGACGGTTGCCGTCACCCTGTCACGCTTAATCAGCTCGGCCCCGCGCAGGGTACGGATGTTGGCCCACAGCACAGTGTGCGTAACCCAGCCTCAACCGGTTGCCCGGCACTGTCACGCCCGGGCAGCGGCTTTTCCACCGTCACGCGGCAGTTGAGTTTGCCAATGTCCATCAGCGCCCCCGGCTGTAGTCGGTGTACTTGTCGAGCATCCGGTCATAGAACGGCACCTGGTTCAGTGCCATGTCCGTCGAAAGCCCCCGGTAGTGATGGAGCTCTGCCACGGCAACCAACAGCCAGTGGCGCACCGCCGGTGGCACGTAGCCGTATTCGGCTTCAAGCTCAGGCAGCGAGCGCATCAGCCGGGCTTCACAAAGATCTACCGCGGTGTCGATAAGTGACAGCAGGTAGGCATCACTGTCCCCGTCATCGGCTTTAAGGTGCTCGCGCAGGGTATCAAGGCTTATCACGGGTTACTCCAGCACCACGGTCTCAGCGCCCTGTTTGTCCGCATAGGCAAGCGCATCCTTGTGCGGGTCGACATCCCCGTTCGCTTCCAGGGCCTCAATCAGGGCAGCGTCCGCTTCGACGACCTGCCCAATCTCCACGCCGTATGCATGGATGTCATTCAGCGCAACGGCTTTTCTCTTTGCCATGGTTCACTCTCCATTAAAAAAAGGGGCCCGCAGGCCCCACACCGTCAGGTGGCGGAATTCTGGTAATACTTCACCGCCCCGCCCGCATCGATGAGGTTGCCCCCCATGCGGCGGAAGGCGACAAAGCCGACCTGCCCGCGCAGGGTGAAGGCGGAGTCGGTCATGCGGAACAGGGTCAGGTCCATCACATCCCGGATGATGTACTTGGACAGGTCCCCGAACAGGATGGAGCGGGCATTGGCTGCCATCGGGGCCATGTGCTGGTTGATGGTGATGTTCCGGTTGAGGATGCGGTCCGGTGCCCGCCCGGGTTGCCCTGCTCATAGCCGGGCACAAA